GAATGGGGAAAGTTCTTTACGGCTTCAGCGGAAATGAAGGGAATTTTAGAGCAAGTCAGTGACATTGAGGATGGTTTTCCGTTTGAGACAATAATTAAAGGTGAAGTTTTTGACGGAGGTAAACGAAAATATAATTTCACCTAACAGGTAAAAGATAACATACGAATCCGCATCTCATCCGCTACTTTTGTTGAAAATCAAAATTCATAAAGATGGAAAAGATTTACGGCACGAAGCAGCGGCAGGATGGGCTTATACATACAGGCCGAACCAAATGGACATTATTTTATGGCTTTGGAAAGGATGATGAGGCAAGTGAAAGAGGTTGGGAGTACCGACATACATTTGACCACAGTCCAACACTTTCCGAGGTTAAGGAACTTATTATCTCTACTATAAATACTGCCACGCAGGAGAAGATCGTGAACGGCTTTATATGGAATGAAAAGCCGATATACCTATCTGCTGAAAATCAATTGAATTTTGCTGCTATAGAACGTAACAAAAATATTCCATATCCACTTACCCTAAAAATCAATGAACAGGAAGATGGTACTCCCATCTACTACACCTTCGAGAGTGTAGATGAATTTATCTCATTCTCCCAGGCAATGAGCCTGTATGTGATAGAAACTGTTCAAAATGGTTGGAAAGAAAAAGACAGTGTAGATTGGACAGTGTTTAATATAAAATAGACAAGAATGAAGAAAAAATTGATTGAATGGCTTGCACAAAGCAACAGGTGGAAACATCTTGTTGGGGGATTTGGCATCGGTATTTGTGCGTTTGATTGGTTTTCTGCAACCTATGCAGGTGTACTTACTGCAGGTGCTTTGGAGTATAAAGACAAGGCATATGGTGGCAATTGGGACTGGATAGATTTCGGCTTAACAGTGGCCGGAACGTGTGTAGGACAATTAGTGAGAACTATCGTATGACGGAAGTGCAACATGTAACGGAGGTGGCTAAAGGCATTAGTGACTATGGCATGATGGCTGTGAGTGCTGCATTTTTTCTTTTGCTTTCAGCAGCTATGATGATAGCACTATTCAAATGGTTTAAGAGTATGATAAACCGCCTTCTGGAACAACAGGAGTGTTTGAATCAATTGCTTGATACAGTACAAGACAATGTGAGTTTGCAACGAAACTTAATGGAAAGACTTCAACCTGAAACCTTACTGCGTATCCGGAATTTGACGGGTTTCGCTTTTGACCTTAGTATCGAACAGGTTTGTAGGTTGATAAAGCGGGTTCGAATAGAGAATCACATAGCTGATCGTGAAGCAACTGTAAACAAAATACGGAAATCACTTCAAGTAATCCATGATGATCGAAAGAGTCGCTTTGACCCTTTTATATATCATGGAAAACCTCTGTCGGAATATTGTAATGAGAATTGGGTGGAAGATGTGGTGAGTGTAGTTGAAAGTGAAATCTATAATGAGGATGGAGAAAATAATGCACGCGCCTATACTAATGTGAAACTTGCATACGACAATATAAAAACGGACTTTTATCAACGCTTAAATAGTTAATTATGAAAATATTAATAGATAATGGACACGGGGAAAATACACCGGGCAAACGTTCTCCTGATGGGAAATTACGAGAATACCTTTATGCACGCGAGATTGCAGAATCTGTGGAACGAGCCTTGCGTGCGAAAGGATATGATATAGAGCGTATTGTGCATGAGACAGTAGATGTGCCATTGGCAGAACGAGCAAGACGTGTGAATGAAATTTGTGCACGGTATGGGGCAACAAATGTATTACTTGTTTCTATTCATTGCAATGCTGCGGGAAACGGCGAATGGATGAGTGCAAGAGGTTGGTCGGCATACACTTCAAAAGGTAAAACAAAATCGGATGAATTGGCCACTATGTTATACGAGGAAGCCGAACAGAATTTTGCCGGACAAAAAATCCGTAGGGATAATTCGGACGGAGATCCAGATTGGGAAGAGAACTTCTACATTTTAGTAAAAACCAAATGTCCGGCTGTTCTTACAGAAAACTTTTTTCAGGATAATAAAGAAGATGTGGCTTTCCTCAACTCAGATGAGGGGAAGCAAGCTATCATTAAAACTCATGTAAATGCAATAATCAAATACGTCACCAAGTATGGGAAAACTTAAGAATATTGCAGTAGTGTTGTTTATGATTGTATTTCTTGCTTCGTTGTTTATGAATGTAGTACATTTTGCAAGTAGGCAACAGAAAACAAGAGATACAACAAGAACAACCTATGTTGATACAATACCATTTTATAAGCCCATTCCTAAAGACAGCTTTGTTATTCGATATGTTACTGAACGTCTTCCTACAGTCTCGAAATTGCCGGAAAACGTACAAAAATTGCCTGAAAGCGTATCAGAATTTCCGAAAATCGTGAAAAATTTCCATGAATCTGTATCAGAGGATAGTGTAGATGTGATTATTCCTATTACCAAAAAGGTATACAAGGATAGTTTATATACGGCATACGTAAGCGGATATAACCCGAAACTTGACAGCTTGGTATTACATTCGCAACATGAAGTGGTAACCATTAACGACTGCTATCCTAGGTCGAGGAAGAAACGTTGGAGTGTTGGTGTTCAAATTGGATATGGAATAGCATTAAGAGGGGTGCCGGAATTTACACCATATATTGGAGTTGGTGTATCATGTAATCTATTCAATTTTTAATTATGACAGATATTGCTTTAACCGTCAATAAAGAAAGTGTATATGAAGAAGTGGCACAGACCACAGCTTATACCGGGGCTAAGATGGACAACGAACTCGCATACAACCGTATTTTCACAACGGATGAGGATAAGAGTATGCTAGAGCGTTTTTGGAATGAAAGCAAAAACACTGCTTGTAATAGCTTGAAAAAAATACTTCTTAACGAAGTCGAAAGAGAGGGGATATATCAGCTTTCGTTGGGGTTATCAAGTTCGTTTGATGAAGCTTTAACAGAAAGTATGGAACGTAGTCTGTTCTCGTTTTTTGTTATGAATATTACGGCAAAGTGGTACACATTTACCAATAAAGAAGAAGCAACCGGATATGCAACGGAAGCGGCTACCTATATGGAGGACGTCATGCGTAAGGCATTTTTTAAAAAACGTCCTATACGTCCTACGTACAATTGAATTATTTTTAATCTTTATTTATTATGGCAGAAAACAAGAAAACATTGACAGTGACCCAACAGGTTAAAGAGCTTGTTTATGATATTCAGAACAAGGCATACTTGACCGGGCAGGCGCGTGAGGCAGAGGGTAAAAAGAATTATGAAGCCGCCTCTAATATGCAAGCGAGTGATGATGAGGAAAACAGCTATCAAATCCGTCGTTCATTGGCAAATGCGTTTTCATCTTTGAAGAGTCTGCTTGGAGAGTATCTTTCAGAAGACAAAAGTACAAGCAACAATCTGATTGCAAAAGAAATTGATGATAATGGTGTACTAGAACTTGCATTCGAGTTGCCGAGTAACTATAACAACTCTTCGGCTGATGCGTTGGGCAATGGTATTCATGCCTACCTTGTAGATATGGCTTTGGGAGATTGGTTTGCCATTACCAACCCGGAAGATGCAGCTTCATACGTACAGCATTCGGCGATAAGTTTAGAGAATGTAAAGCGTGCGCTTTATAAACGTAGCCGACCTGAAAGACCGACTTATTCTTAATGTATTCTCATGGGATATTGTTGTAAGAAACTCCAGCAGACAAAAACAGTAACGCTGACATTCAAACGTTCAGAGTTACTCTATGACGTAGAGAACTGCTCTTTTGTGGAAGGTGATATTATGGAAACGGAGAATGAACATGCCCGGCATCAGGTGTTTGACATTGGACAAAGTGGTAATGTGAACCGGGTTACACGTGTACTCAATCTTACCCATGCAGAATGTGTGGAAATGCTATATCCATATACCAAACAGGAAATCTCGGACGAACAGGAAGCTCTTGATGATATTCTTGTAGCTCCCGAAGAATATCATATTGTACTCACTTTACCGGAGGATTTTTCTTTATCTACGGTGAAGCTACTAAAACATCTGATACACGAGTATCTTATCTGTAAGGTACTTGCAGATTGGATGAGTATAACGAATCCAAGTAGTAAGGCTAATTGGGAGGAGAAGATAATGAGTATCAGAGCTAAGATACAGACATCGCTAATGTCGAGAAAAGGCAAAATAAAACGAAAGTTGAAACCTTTCTGATAAAAGGAAGAGCCGGAGTGCATCACGCATTCCGGCTCTTTTGCTAACAATCTTTCTTAACCTTAATATGAAAAAAACTAACCTATGTAAGTTATCTTGGTTTATTAAGCATACGGGGGGTGAATTGGACGGTAAACCCCAACAAACTTTCAGATTTGTCTAGTTTGCATATTAGTACAAGTCGGAATGCTTTGTATGGTGTGCCATGGAAGCCTCGCATATATTTATCGGTACTACTCCATACTGCATGCCAGTTGAATAAATCATTTGAGCCATACAGAACTTGTGAGACATGGCTACTCTTGAAATATCCGCGTTGTATGATGGTGTCTATCGTTTTGAACATGTTTGGATCATCTATTTTGAACGGACGAGTGACAGCCAATGCAGTAATAGGTTCTATTGTGTTATCAGGCTGTGAGAAATTAACGAGATCATTATCTGAAGTCATAGCGAGTGCATCAGGATAGGAGTTTAAACCACTCATGATGTTACTATGCATCATTCCCCATTGCTTACTATCCATTGAATATAAGTAAGCATAGGTACATGATGGGTTGTGAATGATGATACGTTGGTGTATATAGTCGTAAATCATCCTACATGTTTTTAGAAATTCGCGGAAAGTTAGAAATTGAAATTCTGTTGAATTAAATCTTGTATTATTAACCAATTTATTCAAATGGGGTAAAGAATTGATAGAGAAAGCCAATTCACTGTCCAAAATATCCGAAATACATTGGCTTGTAGAACCGCTAATAAGCATAATACCACGGTCAGTTGCAAATAGTACAGCATTATCAATCTGGGTTATACTATCGGAATTAATACACACATCACGTGTGATAGGCTGGCGGGCAGAGTAGGAACCGGTAGAAGAAACCTCGAGGGCCCAAATTCCATCAGTAGAGAAACAGTAAAGAGGAAATTGACCAAATTGGCCTTGTGATAAAGCCTTTGCGGCTGAACTGAGTCCAATGATTGTACCTGTTCCAACAGTGCAGACTCCGAGAGCGGGAAATGAAAAAGGATCGTTTACATCAGAAGTATATATTTTATTTGGATATGGGATTCCGATTTCTGTATCAGTAATGAGGCTCATATCGGGGGTACTAGAGAAACTCGTGTTGATACTTCCGTATACTCCGTTAAGTGTTTCATGTTTATGTAATTTGCTATATGAATAGGATTTTACTCCATTGTTATCTATACGCTCAATAATAAGCTCTTTTGCATTGATGTTGGGATAAAAGAAGTATGAATCAACGATATTCATTGGTATACCGGAAAGAAACTGTACCATAACTTTTCGTTTCTCGGCTTCAATGAAGATGTATGCTTTATAAGAATATGTTTTCTCAACGGCTTTTTTAGTTTCGTTATCATACTCTCCATTAGCATATTGAAAACAAGATTCAAGTGGGAATGTCGGAGGGATAATAGTTACTCCGGTCAGATTTAGACGTGCGTTGTATGGAAATGCATGTTTTGCGACAATTGTTCCCATTAAATTGCTGTCACCCTCCATTACTTCTTTTGCCTCAAGTGAATTGAGAGCACCATTTTCAATAGAAACAATGTTCTCACCCGATTGTATTTTTTTTACGTCAATGGAAGAGATAAGGTAGAAAGGTAATGAAGAGTCATCATCTACAAGTGATTTACCTGACATTCCAAAGAAAAGTTGATTGGAATTGATTGATTCACTTGCATTATGACATCGATATATTAATTTACCGTTGATATTCTCATTACCGGAGTTAGCGCAATAACTTAAAAATGCGGACGAACCACCCATTGGTCCCAAATAGGCATATGGGGAGATTGATTTGCACATACTGTCCTGATCAACAGTATAGAGTGGGGGAGTGATAAATATATCAATACTCTTAACCAATTCCCCCCATTCGGCTACAGATTCTTTCACTTCATCGAAATTTGTTATCTCGTAATATAATTTTGATGCAACATGCGATACAACCATATTGAATTTGGTGTATAGACCATTGTTAACTTCATAACCTGTATAATGTATGAGATAAGGTATGCCATATGATGGGTAGACTTTTACTGGAGATGAAATGTAGTTGAGGGTTCCGTCATACATACGGTAGGCATATCTTATCATGAATGGGTATTGGAATAATCCTGCTGTTTTGGCATCGGCGGTATATTTATTGGTAAATGCCAATACAGTATCTCTTACAGCTTGGCTGGCTTCTATTGAGAGAATAAGTGAATTAAGAATAATAGACGGAGTAAATCCGGGGAAACTTGCAGATAACATATCCGAGTTTCCCATAGATGCTCTTAGTCGGAAAGAGAGCGATGGAAATACCGGGTTACTTCCCATGAGTACATATGTTCCTGACTTGTAGAGGGCATAAATTATGCCCTCAGATGTGAGTATGATTAATGTGTTTCCAAGTGATGTTACCTGATAGAGTTCTCCAGAAATAGATACTATATCTTCGGGCTGCTTATCAGTGTCGTTAGAGGATAACCATTGTAAGGCGGCGGATTCTGTATCGTAAATTATGTAATGTTTATATACCGAGATGTTGTGTATGTATATCACTTTTTTTCCTTGTGGGAGAGTAAATAAACATTGAGGCTTTTGAATGCCTTTTAATACTCCATCTTCAGGAATAAGATTCATTGCAACTGACAAGTCACCATCTGCACATTCGTAATCTGATGGATTGGCAGAATATCCATTGTACTTAATCTCTTTTATCATATTACAAAAGGTATTTAGTGATAATTGGTAATAGTTTACCGTATTCGTTTTCTGTTGGTTCTCCTACACATAATCTTGCTTTAGCTGTTGCTTTACATTCTTGGAGAATTGCTGTACAAAGTCTGCTTGATGAAGTTCTGAAATGATTTCCTGCCTTATTCGTTGGGAATACCATCGCTTCATGCCTCCCGTTTGGTGAACGAAGTCTAACGTAAAGGTAAAATTCATCTTGGTCAATCATTATGTCCAAAACATCTCCGCGTGAGAGCTGGAGATGTTTTGCGACGCGAGCACTAATATCTATCCTTCCTGATGCGTAAAAGGTGATATCAGCTTTTCGGGTGTTTCCTAATATACTTTGCATTTGGCTTGTCGAATTTATAATAAGTTTTTCCTTGTGGAGTTTTCTGAATTGATACGGACAATTTTACTCGACAGTTATCGGATAGTCCATATTCATAAAGGATGCGGCCGACTGACGGACAGAGCGTTTCAAATCCTATACATTTATACTTGTCGTTGTATTGAATATCGCACATTTGGGTTGCTTGTTCAATAACTGGATTGATTATGAATCCGAATGTATCGTCTCCAGAAATACGGAAAACGAATACACGCGCTGCATCACTCTTCCTGGCATTATTCTTGATATGCAAGAACAAGCGTTTGGAAAGCGTTATCGAGTTGTCGGCAGGGTCGGCAATCACATAATACAGAAGTGATTGCCACCATAATTTTAACTTACTGATAATCATAGTACGAAAGTATGATGAATGATTAGCTTTTGTAGTTTAACTTTTTACTGACGCATTGAGATGTACTCGACGAGAACGAAAGGTAACTGTTTCGACAAAAGTAAACGATAAGGTTGTTTCGATTTCCAATCGATGCCGGTTAGCGGCTTCTTTTGTTGCAAAAATGTAAGAACAGATTTCTTGTTTGGTTGTACCTTTGGTAGCTACAATATTGGCATAATATTTGCGTCCGAAGAGGAACGCAATGATTTCTTTTAATACTGTTGAATTCATAATCTATTGGTTTTAATCTGTGAATAAGTTCTTTTGTTTCGGTTGTTTGGGAGGAGGGATGATGCTATTAACACGTTCAATCTCCCGGTCAATCTCGGCTTCGAGTGCTTTGCAAACTCGTAAATTAGCTTGAGTACGACATTTAAAATATTCTTTTTGCGCTTTGCGCATCAGGACAACTTTGGTAAAGAGTGTGTTTTTGCATCCATTATTTATCTATATTTATATTGTTCTTTAAACATTGAATCCGCTTGTTGAAATTGTTTTGTGAAGCGGTTTTCTTTATATTCTCTTTTGAAAGTCGCGTATGGAACCTTCTTTGTTCTACACCCTACTGTTAGAGTAAGGACAATACACATTAGTAGCATTTTTTTCATTACTTCTTGTTTTGATATTGGTTAAAACAGATTCTTACATAACGATAGAATCGTATGTAGCCGAACGAATAAGAGGGGCATTCTGTATTATCGGATATGTCAATTTGTACATTATAACCTTTCCTCCGCAAAAAACGGGCGGCTATCTCATCAACAGTGTATAGCTTTTCGTGAATGTCCCAGCAACTGGCTTTCCATACAGTTTTAGGACTACCTTTTTTTAGGGCTTTCTTAAAAGCTCTAATGGTTCGTATGATTTCTTTTTTATTCATATTTTGTTTTAATCAATTCGTAATCATCTGGATGGAAATCAAAACAAACTCCTAATTCTACTTGAATGCCTACACGATATTCCCCTTTATCTACATCTTTCCTATCTTGAAAGATAAGAGTACCTCCGTCATGGTATTGTTGATGGCATTGTACGCTATCTTTAATTCTCACTTTTGTACCTTTGGGATACTTATATATCTCACCTTGCTTTAATATCTTATTCATTACTAATTTGTTATGAGAGTTAATACTTCTTCCCATGCATCTTTTCACAGAGTTCGTTATACTTCATTTTCTGCTCGATGTGCCAAAGCAGGTCTATATCTAAGTGCTTGGCAAGCCCGAAGATTGATAGTATCATATCATTCACGGCTGTAGGAAAATCAAATATTCCGTCATATCTAACAGGAAGTGTAGAGATGGAATAGATTGATTCGGTGAAAGTTTCGTCTTTACAGGCTTCTGCCATATCTTCAATACAGTCATCAATATCTCCGTTGGCAAGTTCAAGGCTTATCCCTCGAAGTCCTGCAAGGTCAAGTAAGCGGATAACAGCATCAGCTAACTCTTCCTCTATTGCTCCTTTGATTGTTTCATTGTATGCAACTTCGTAACCACGCTCTTTGGGAATGTCAGGGTCTAACCCTTGACAAATACGACTGGTTGAGATTTTCTTCTCGAACCAATCAACATTAGCACGCTTTCCCCTTCTATCAGCTTCCACAGCTTCCATTAGTTCGGATATTACAAGGCAAAGACAGTGCTCGTTACTCAATTCTTGATCGTGGAAGCCGTGTTCACAAGCGGTTTTATATGCCCTATCACGGAGGGCGTTTAAATCTATTTTACTCATATCTACTCAGTTATTAGTAAACTTTCTGCCATCCAATCTTAAATATGTTAGCTTTAAGGCGGGTTTCAACATCCACCTTGTTTAATATATAGCCTTTAGAATCTACATACTCTCCATCTATGATATATAGATATTGAGTACCCATTGCTGGAAGATATTTATGGGTTAATTTAGCACCACTTTGCATGGCTTTTATTGCTTCTTCTATATTCATTCTATTCTGTTTTACGTTAATTGGTAACTTCATAAAGCACATCCACATGGTTTTACCATGCCTTCCGGTAGTATGGCCGAAGAGTGGTTGCCGATTGATGGCCTTCAATACTTCCCTAACTGTTATCTGATCCTCATTCCATTTGAAAATCAGAACTCCGTAGTCTTCCAGAACACGAAAGCATTCATCTACGCCCTTCTTTATCAATCTTGGCCAATCTTCAGGAAGTTTACCATACTTCTTGGCTAACCAACTATTTTTACCAACCTTTAGCAAATGGGGAGGATCAAACACTACCAGTTTAAAGGATTCATCCAAGAATGGCATATCGGTAAAATCAGATACGATGTCCGGATGAACTTTCAGACTTCGACCGTCGCAAAGAGTATGCTCTTCATCTCTGATGTCAGCAAACAAGGTCAAAGGATTTTCCTTGTCGAACCAAAACATCCGGCTACCGCAACAGGCATCTAATATGATTTTCGTTTCACTCATTACTAATTTGTTTTGAAGGTTATTTAGAATAATGTTGGCTCTTTGTGCAAGTTCCAGTGCCCAATGTACCAATCGGGCAATCATCGCAATAAAAGGTTATACTTCTATAATCTGCGTCACTTCCACATGGATGTTCACTAAGCTCCATAACTTTATCATTCAGAAGCTGTACTTCTTCTTTGAGTTTATCTACCTCTTGGCCACCTTTACCGATAATAAGTCCCGGACGAGCGGTACACACGGTAATGGTTATCAATTTCAACGTACGTTCTATAACTATGCGTGAAACGCTGGCTTTTGCAAGACGGGCATTCAAATACTTGCGGATCTTGCTGTCTTCCAACAACCTGTCACCATAGTTTTTACCGCCATACCAATTGGAATCCCAACCTCT